GATTGTACCACAAGTTCACCAGTAATGTCAACATCACCTGTATGTGTTTCATCAACTTTTGCATCTAGTTGAGTTTGTATTGCAGATGTTACACCATCTATGTAGTTTATTTCTGCAGTGCTTGCAGTTACACCATCTAACAAGTTTAGCTCTGCAGTTGAAGCTGTAACACCATCAAGTATATTTAACTCTGCACCTGTAGATGTAACTGCTGTACCACCAAGAGTAAGACCAGTTGTTGTTATTGTTATATTAGCAGACCCATCAAAGTTAGCTGCACCTGAAGTTACACCTGCAATTGTAATTGTACGTGCAGTTGTTAATGTATCTGCTGTAGTTGCAACAATAGAACCAGAACCACTTATACTTCCATTAACAGTGAGATTACCTTGTAATGTACTGTTACCAGATACAGCTAGAGTTCCCACATTTGCAGTATCAATAGAGCCAGTATCAATATAAGCAGTGCCATCAAGATAGAGATCTTGCCACTCAGAGCCACTAGCACCCAAATCATAAGTGTCATCAGCAGAAGGAATAAGATTTGAAGCCACATCAGCAGTCACCGTTACCGTATCAGATGCTGCATTACCAAGAGTAGTATTACCATTTACGGTAAGATTGCCTGTATTAGTTTGATTACCTGTAACAGCTAACGTACTACTTAAAGTAGTTGCACCAGTTACACCTAATGTTCCACCCACTGTAGCATTGGTAGCTATGGCTGCAGTACCTTGCATATGTAAATCTTTATACTTTAAACTACTAGTACCAAGATCAACAGCATTATTTGTTTTAGGACGTAGTAATGAAGCTGTAGCAACTATGTCTTGACTAGGCCCAATTACCTCAATAGGAGCACCTTCTGATGTAGTACCATCATGGGTATGACCTGAACTGTTATTAAACGCAGCTTCTACGGCATTGAACTCACCATCTAAATCGTCAGCATTAATAACATTACCATTAGCAATATTATTAGCTGTATCATTTCTTACATAGCCTGTACCCATAAGACTTTCCTTTATTTCCTATTATTTTCAGCATATTCAAATATTGCTGTATCTAACAAAAATGCAGCATCTGCACTATCGTCTTCTATTCTTAATGCCACTGTATTACCTGAACCTACAATGTTATTATTAAATGATTGTGTTCTTGGTTCTCCATATGTAGTAGTATTAAATATTGCTGTACTGTTTCCGTAAAAACCGCCACCACCTGCGCCTGATGATAATGTAAATGTAGCAGGTTGTATTTTGTCTCTGTCGTTCTGGTTATATCTTACACCTGCAACCACATTAACTGCACCAAATGGTTTTATATACAAATCTAATTTATAAAATGTTTTTCGTTTTTGTGGGTCTGTAATCGGCATAAATGGAGATTCATATATTGCATTTATATTACTACTATCTCTTGATGTACCACTTTCCATTCTATAGATGTAACCATCTGTATTTGCAAAAACTATAAACTCATTATCTCCAATGTACTGAGAGTCTGTTATATAACACTTATATCCTTTTAACTCACCCCACTGAAAACCTTGACCACCTTGATCTACAAACTTTGTTCCTAATACACCTTTAGCTACATCTACAGTTTCACCACTTACATAACTGAATAATCTGTACTGAGCTTTACCTCTAATAACAGTACTTGAAAAACTTTGTGCAAAACTTTGCATTTCATTTACTGTAGGTCTTATATTTTTAGATGCAACATCAATTCCAAAGTCACCAATACGTTCTGTTGAACTTAATGTACGTAGTCCATCTGGACCAAGAAACATAATGTCAGAACCAATCTCTTGTATTGTATCTGCACTCAAACAACCAAGGTCTTCTGTAACTGCACTTAATGTAAAATCAGCAGAGCTTGATCCTGTTAGCCTCATAATTTTATCACGGCAAAATACTATTAATGCATCACGATAAACTTTAAGACCCGTTATTTCAGAGTTAAGACCAATACTACCTGCACCATTTGCAGGATCAAAGTCTGTATCTGAATAAGGTGCAGTAAATACTAACTCTGTACCTTTACCAAAAAACAATGTACTTTTAAATAACTCTACCGTACTTGCACCATTTACTGCAGAGTTACCAGTACCACTGCCTGTTATATAAGCCATTGATTGATTACTATCTGTATAATAAACAGGATAGTTTGTACCGTCAACAAATACTATTTTAAGTGCATTGTTAAAGTTATAGCTTACGTGTCGTGCACGAGTAAACCCTGTACTACTTGCTGTAACTTTAGATGCCCATGCAGGATTTGTATCTGTTGTATTTATTAAATAATATACGCCATTACGTGCAGCAATAAACCTTTCTTCATCTTCATTCTCAACAACGGCTAGTGCTTGTACTACACCACTACCACTTAACTGAGCATCATCTAATTTAGTATATCCTGCTACCTTACGATAACCACCATCAAGTGAAGGTTCAAAGTTTTGTAATATAAAGGCAGAACCTACAGCATTAATACCTTGTTGCAAAGGACTTATGTTTGTAACTAAACCACCTGTAAACTGTACAGGAAATGTAGACCATGCTGTAGTCATACTGTTATACTTTCAATAAACCAAATGTACTAGGGTTACTGTACTTTACTGTAGAACGTACATAGTCATACGTATTTATGTATATACTACGCATAAACTTTATACCCTGTTCAAACTTTTGTTGAGATAGTTGTGCAGACTGATTATCACCTCTAAACTGATATGCATAAAACATAGCACCGTCAGTGACTACGTGTTTAAAATCTGATGGTACTGTAGGTACATCATCTTGTAATTCTAAATCTACAGGATTACGATAATATTCATAAACTAACTCATATGCTTTATCAGGTGTAGGAAATATTATAAATTCTTGACTAGGTGCTCTACTTACGTATCTTGGTTTAGCACGTATACCTGTATCACTATTGTACTCATAGTCAGAATACTTGTCAAGATATTCTTGATATGTCATGCTTTGTAATTTAGTAGTTGCGATATTTAAGTCACTATTACGTTTAATTCTAAAGCTATCCATATTAATTGACTTAGCATCGTAAGGATAACCATATCGTGTAACACCTGCGGTTAATGTATCTTCTTCCTCTACGTGATTCCAAGGCCAACCAAACTCTTCGTGATTAATATGTCTTATAGCACTATTAACTGAATCTTTAGCTGTGTTATAATAACCAGTTGCTGTTGCAAAATTAGAACTAGTAAGCTCTACTTCGTTTAGTCTACGATTAACCTCATTGACAAGACCTAAAAAATTGTATGCCATTATTTTTCCCTCACACGTAAAAATACTGTACGTTCAAATGTCAAGCCATCAGATGTAGTTACGGTACAATAAAATTTATATTTTATATTGTCTGTTCCTAAACTTACTCTTGCTGTAGCCACTGTATTTGTAAGTGTTGAAGATACAAGTTGTATACCATGTACTATAGGACCACTTGCAACTAGTGTAGTTTTAACTCCATCTGCATTATCTATACTCCAAGTTACAGTATTTAAAGTTGCAGAGCCAATAAAACGTGACCAGTCTATGCTGTAGTCTAGTATTTCATCAGGGTCTTTGTTAGGCCATTTTAATGACATTATATATTCCTATTATGCTGCACGTACATATGACGTGTTTGTATTTGAAGAATGTGAAGACAGATAAACTGTACGTGCTCTACTGTAGTTTTCTTTTATTGATTCATAGTCAAACTGTACTGCATTAATTGTTTCATCGCCTACAGTAAATGTTCCTTGAACTCCTGTTGGCACAACTACAGCTTGACAGTCTGGTGTTACTGTTCCTACTGCACTTGTACCTGCAACACCTGTAAGTGTTAGTACACATTTAGCTACAATAGTTACAGAGCCAATAGAGCCTGTTGCTGCTAAACCTGTAGGTACATTAGTTGAACCACCTTTACCTACTGCAGTTCCTAGTGCACTTGTACCTGCTACACCTGTTACTACTACGGTAGCATCTCCTGCAGGAACAATTTCATCTCCAGTAACAGCAGGGTCATCCGTAATACATGTAGCTGATACGCCTGTTGGTACAATTACACCTTTACCTGATAAAGTAAGAGAACCTACTGCACCTGTTGCCGATACACCTGTAATAGATATTACAGTACCTGCACCACCAGTAATTGCAATTGTACCAAGTGCACTTGTACCTGCTACACCTGTAAGACCTTGTACAACTCGACCTGCTTCAACAGTAGCACCTATTGTGCCTGTAGCAGATACACCTGTAATTGATACATCTGCTGCAGCTTTACCTGCTGCTGCAGTTATAGCACCTGTACCTGCTACACCTGTAATAGCAAATGTTGCATCTTCTTGTTGTGAGCTTTCACCAAAAGCTACTACACTAAAAGGATTTTGTCCAAAAGACATTAGCTATTCCCTATGCTGCTGCATCACTTGCAAGTACACCGTACCAGTTTGTACCACCATCACGTGTATGGAAGACTAAAATATCTGTTTCGCCATTTGCAGGAGCATCTGGAGCAGTACCACCTGCCCACTTTACTGATCCAGGCCATGTGACTGTTGAGCCGTTTCCTGTAAGTTGCAAAACAAAACCTTGGATGTAACCACTAAGTGCGCCACTGAATGTGAAGGTTGTATTACCACTCATTGTAAGGCTAAATGCGCCACCGTTGTCTACGTTACATGTTGGGGTTGTGCCTGATAGTGCATCATAATCTTCTGCTAATGAGCCATCAGATATAAAAATACCAGAGTTGGTAAGAGAAGTAGTCGTGCCACCTGTAACTAAATTTATCTGATTAGTATCAAACCCAACATAAGTATCGGTATCTGCGTTATGATATAATTTGTCAGCTAGATAAATATCTTCAACAGCCTCAATAATATTGCCGTTCATATCTAGGTTGCCATTAAAGGCTTCAAAACCACCATTATCAACACGAAATCTTTCACTACCGCCAGTAAAGATTTTTACGGTGTCAGGAGTAAATTCAATATATGTATCAGTATCTCCAGAATGATATATTTCACCTTGCACGTTAAGATTATTAAAAGTTGGTGACGAAGTAGTTTTAACAGCTTGATCAATATTACCTGCAATGTCTA